GATTCTACAAAAACTTCAATTGGCTTATGAAAACTTGCCTATGTGGTTACAACAAGGTGTTGAAGAATGGAACAAAGGTCGTATTGAATTAGAAAATAAATCTGTTATTATTGCTGACTCAACATCATCTTCAGCCGCTCGTTCTGGTTCTTTTAACATTGTATTCTTAGATGAGTTTGCTTTCGTACCATCCAATATTGCTTATGATTTCTTTACTTCAGTTTATCCTGTTATTACCGCTGGTACAAAAACAAAGATTCTGATTGTATCTACACCAAACGGTATGAATTTGTTTTATAAGATATGGAATGATGCTGTCAATAAAAGAAACAATTATGTGCCATTTGAGATTCATTGGTCGCAAGTTCCTGGTCGTGATGAAGATTGGAAAGAAGAAACTATACGAAACACTTCTGAAAGACAGTTTGAACAAGAATTTGAATGTGTTGATGGAGATACAATAGTTACAGTTCAAGATAAGAAAACAAAAGAAATATTTGATATAAGAATTAAAGATTTATGTGATTTAATTTGAGTCTTAATTTCTTGGTTTTTATAAATAGTATATATAAACAACTATTTATAAAAATAAAAATGTCATCATACACATATAAAAAAATCTGGGAAAGTCATTTTGGTGAAATACCAAAAGATGACGATGGTAGAAAATATGAAATACACCATATAGATGGTAATAGAGATAACAATGATATTTCTAATCTAATGTGTGTTTCTATAAAAGAACATTATGACATACACTATAAACAAGGAGATTATGGTGCATGTGTCATGATTGCAAAAAGAATGGATATGCCTCCTGGATTTTTATCGGAAATACAAAGAGGTAAAAAACGACCTGGTATTGGAGGCGTGAAAAAAGGCACTATACCTTGGAATAAAGATAAGCCTGGTTATAAATTAAATTTATCCGATGATGCAAGATTTAGAATGGGTAGTTCAAATAGAAATAATCCAAAAAATAAAATAAAAGATGAAGATAAAGAAGTGATTTTAAAAGATTATGAAAATAAAGTAGAAATAAAACATCCTAAGTTAGGAAAAGTTCAAAGAAATGGTAAAATTTTCACATATGAAAGAGCATTCTCATACACATATGCAGAAAAGTATAATGTTCACAATAATTACATCTATCAGATTATAACTAAAAAAATATAATGTTCAAAGAGAACAACAGATTCTTAATAAAAACTCCAACAGGTTTTAATCATTTCAAAGGGATTAAAATTAAACATGTTGACAAGATGTACACTATACATTTTGTTGATGGTACTTTTATAAAATGTTCGGCAAAACATGTTTTCTTGACCGATGTTGGATTCTTAAAAACAAAAGATATATCTTTACAAAATACCATCTCCGGTAAAAAAATAAAGAGTATAGAATCAGAATCTGGTCTTTTTGAAGTTTACGATCCAGTAGATGTTACAGAACACTCAACTTATATTTCGAATGGTGTTATATCACACAACACAATGTTCCTTGGCAGTTCCAATACACTGGTATCATCACAAAAGTTACAACAATTATCTTATAAAGAACCAATTGCAGATCACGATAAAGTAAAAATATATAAAACTCCAGTCAAAGGTGACGGTGAAAAAATTAAAGACCATCTGTACGCTATTTGGGTTGACGTTTCAGAAGGTAAAAATTTAGACTGCCATGCGTTTTCTGTAATTGATATTTCTACAATGCCATATGAACAAGTAGCTACATACAAGAGTTCTTCTATATCTCCTTTGTTGTTACCTACAATTATTCATAACGTGGCCCGCATGTATAATGATGCCTACGTATTGGTAGAAATTAATAATACTCCACAAGTTGCTGACATTCTTCACCATGATTTAGAGTATGAAAACATTTGGAAAGTATTTACAGGTAATAAAAAGCCACAACAGTTATCAGCAGGTTTTGCTAGAGGTATACAGTTGGGTCTTAAAATGTCACCTCAGGTTAAAAGAATTGGTTGTTCCAATTTAAAAACTTTGCTTGAAACTGACAAATTAATCATCAATGATTTTGATACAATTTCAGAATTAACCACTTTTGTTCAAAATAAAACATCGTTTTCAGCTGAATCTGATGCAAATGACGATATGGTTATGGGTTTGGTTATGTTTGCTTGGGCAACTACTCAAAAATATTTTAGAGAAATTGTTAATCACGACATAAGAAAACAGATTCAGTTGGAAAACATGAATCAATTAGATGAAGAAGTTTTACCAGCACCTATCATTGAAGATGGTTTAGAACATAAATTTGATGTTATTGATGGTGATGTATGGGAAAAAGCAGATTCAGGCGAAACATATGCAGGATTTGTTAGAGATTTAATTAGGAATCTCTAAAACTGGCCTTACATAAATATTGTAATGGTATTATAACTGCCAATAACATAATAATTCAAGGAGATAACAAATGGCGTTTTCAATCTCTCCAGGCGTATCAGTATCGGAAATCAACTTAACTACAGTTGTTCCTTCGGTATTAACTACGGCCGGTGCTTTTGTTGGAAATTTTAATTGGGGTCCGGCAAATAAAATAATTCAAGTTTCTAGTGAAACAGACTTGTTGAATCGTTTTACGCAACCCGATAGTAACACTTATATTTCTTATTTTACTGCTGCTTCATTCTTAGCATACGGTAATAATTTGAAAGTTGTACGTGCTGTGGGTGTAAATGGTAGAAATGCTTCTGCTAACACAAGTGCAACAACTCAAGTTACCAATTCAGACCAATTCCAATATACTTATTTAAATAACTTAACGAATGCTAACACATACGGTCCATTCATAGCACGATACTCTGGTGCTTTGGGTAATTCGTTATCTGTTTCTGTTGTTGATTCTTCTTCTTGGTCAACATCTTGGAACGTTAACGGCATTGGTGTTTCTTCATATTTTCCTATTGCTCCCTCAACTTCAGCTCAAGCATCTGGTGCTGGTGGTGCTAATGACCAAATCCACATTGTAGTTATGGATACAGGTGGTTTAATTTCGGGCACAAAAGGAACTGTATTAGAAGTATGGCCTTTCTTATCAAAAGCTTCTGATGGTTTAGACTCTTTAGGTAACTCAAATTATTACAAAAATTATATTTTTAATAATTCAAAATATATTTACGCAACTGATCCTGTTAGTTATTATATAACTAATCCTACTTGGGGTTTAAATTCAACTACAAGTTTTGCCACATTATCTTCACCACAAACAGTTACTTTGTCTGGTGGTGCTGATGATCAACCTACTGATGCTGTTACACAAAATGCTTGGAGTTTATTCTCTAACGCAGATTCCGTTGACATTTCTTTAGTTGTAACAGGTAACGCTGACGTAGCAACACAACAATACGTCATTGACAATGTTGTTAATTCTCGTAAAGATTGTATAGCATTTATTTCTCCACCATCGGCAAACGTAGTTAACCAATCTGGTAATGAAGTAACAAATATTACTGCTTGGACAAACGCAGTAAGTCGTGCAAGCACATATGTTGTTGCTGATTCTGGTTGGAAGTATATGTTTGACAAATATAACAATGTATATCGTTGGATTCCACTAAACGGTGATACTGCTGGTACTTGTGTATATACTGATTCAGTTCGTGATCCATGGTTCTCACCTGCTGGTTACAATCGTGGTAATCTTAAAAACGTTGTTAAATTGGCATGGAGTCCTACTAAAACTCAAAGAGATTCTTTGTATGCTATCGCAGTTAATCCTGTTGCCACATTCCCTGGCCAAGGTACTGTACTGTTTGGCGACAAAACATTTACACAACAACCTTCAGCGTTTGATCGTATCAACGTTCGTAGATTGTTTATTGTATTAGAAAAAACAATTGCGGTTGCTTCTAAGTTCTCATTGTTTGAATATAATGATGATTTTACTCGTAATCAATTTGTTGCTTTGGTAACACCGTTTTTACGTGATATACAAGGTCGCCGTGGTATTACTGACTTCCGTGTTGTTTGTGATACTACAAATAATACATCACAAGTTATTGATTCCAACCAGTTTGTTGGTGACATTTATATCAAACCTGCTCGGGCTGTTAACTTTATTCAATTGAATTTTGTGGCAGTAAGAACTGGTGTAGACTTTACTGAAGTCGTTGGTCAATTTTAATAAATAATTCAACGATATAGGAGAAAAGAATGTCATTCAACGTAGCAGAATTTAGAGCAAATATGATTGGAGACGGAGCTCGTCCCAATTTATTCTCAGTCAGCTTAATATTTCCAACGATTGCTAACGATGGAGTTGCTGCTGGTCAACAAACAACATTCATGGCCAAATCAACACAATTGCCAGGTTCGTCAATTAATTCAGTACCAGTTTATTACTTTGGTCGTGAGTTAAAGTTTTCTGGCAATAGAACTTTTGCAAATTGGTCTTTACAAATTATTAATGATGAAAATTTTATTATCCGTAATTCTTTAGAATCATGGATGAATTCAATTAATAGTCATGCCGGTAACCTTCGTGCCGTAAATGCCGTTTCACCATCAAGTTATTCTGTTGATGCACTCGTTACACAGTACGGTAAAACTGGTAACGTATTAAAACAATATAAATTTGTTGGATTGTTCCCAATTGATCTAGGTACTATTGATTTAGATTGGAGTTCAAACGATACGATTGAAGAATATAGTGTAACCTTTGACTACCAATGGTGGGAAGCTGTACCAGTTGGTGGAACTTCAGGTTCTACAACTTAATATGTTTTATTTTTCGAGAGGGGCTTCGGCCCCTTTCATTATGTTTTTTTGAATTGATATAGGACAAAATGGCCGCTAATAAATTTTCACTCTTTGGTTTTACAATTGCTCGTCAACAACAAAATGACGATCAATCTGTTCAACAATCTTTTACGCCTCCAGTTAATGACGATGGCGCTCTTACGATTACTTCTGCCGCTTATTATGGTACTTACGTTGATCTAGACGGCACCGCAAAAAATGAAATTGAATTGATTGGTCGCTACCGTGAAATGGCAATGCAACCAGAAATTGAATCAGCGATTGATGATATTATCAACGAAGCTATTTGCCAAGATGACGATGGTCGCAATATCAAAATGGTATTAGACGACCTTAAAGTTTCAGATAAAATTAAAAAGTCATTACAAACAGAATTTAATACCATATTGCGTTTGTTAAATTACAACAATATGGCACAAGATATTTTCCGTAGATATTATGTTGACGGAAGATTGTATTTTCATATGATTATTGACCGTGAAAATCCAATAGAAGGTATTCGTGAAATGAGGTACGTGGATCCTCGCAAACTGAAAAAAGTTCGTGAGGTTAAGAAAAAGAAAGATGAACGCACTGGCGTGGAGGTAATGAATGTTATCAATGAATACTACATTTTTAATGACAAGGTTGTGTCTGGTTCTTCTAGCAACTTTGGTCCCGTTGGAGTTCGTATCACTACCGATTCCATTATTTCTGTTGTTAGTGGTCTTATGGATTCCCGCCGTGCTGTTGTTCTCTCGTACCTTCATAAAGCTATTAAGCCACTTAACCAACTCCGAATGATTGAAGATGCAACAGTCATCTATCGTATCTCAAGAGCACCAGAAAGACGAATCTTTTATATTGACGTAGGTAATTTACCTAAATTAAAAGCAGAACAATATCTTCGTGATATTATGGTTAAATACAAGAACAAACTTGTATATGATGCCAACACAGGTGAAGTTCGTGATGACCGTAAATTCTTATCTATGATGGAAGATTTTTGGTTACCACGTAGAGAAGGTGGTAAAGGTACAGAGATTACTACATTACCTGGCGGACAAAACTTAGGTGAGTTAGAAGATGTTAAGTACTTTGAAAAGAAACTATATAAAGCATTGAATGTACCGGTTTCACGTTTGAATCCTGAATCTTCTGGTTTTTCTTTAGGTCGTACTAATGAAATTACCCGTGACGAATTAAAGTTTGCTAAGTTTGTTGATCGTATGCGTAATAAGTTTGCTGATTTGTTTGACCAAGCAATGCGTGTACAATGTGTTCTCAAAGGTATTTGTACCAATGAAGAATGGTTGGAAATGAAAGAGCATATCTATTATGACTTCATCAAAGACAATAACTTCACAGAACTCAAAGATGCTGAGTTAATGAAAGAACGGTTATCTCTATTGAGTAACGTAGATCCATATACTGGTCGATATTTCTCACAAGCATGGATTCAAAGAAATGTGTTGCGTTTAACTGATGAAGAAATTAGAGAAATGCAAGAAGAAATTGATGAAGAAAAAGCAATGGGTCTTGGATTACCACAAGAAACAATGAATAATGTGTCAGCACAAATGATGATGTCGAATGTTCCTCAACAGCCTGCTAATCCGGCAGACCAAGAGAATGAAGATGAATAAATAGATTAATTAGGAGAATAAAAATGCACAGAAATATTATAGACTACGCAATGGATGATAACGGTACTGAGTTCCGTAAAGCTCTTTACGCATCTATTCACGATAAAGTATCTGCTCACATTGAATCTAAAAAGCAAGAAATTGCTCAAGGTTTACTTGGCGTTCAACAAGAAGAAGAACAAGAAGAAGAATATTATGATGATGAGCAAGAAACAGACCAAGAAACAGAAGAATAATAGGATAACAAATGGCCAATAAATTTACATATCAGGTATTAAGAGATACAACGACAGATGCCGTTATTAAATT